TGCCGGTCGAATGACGTGTGCTGCATTGATGGAAGAATTGTGAAGATACGCCAATATGGGAGGAGTGTACATCCCAAATATACAGCGTACGCCAATGAGTTTGCACAACTAATGGGGCCGAAAGGCTCCCTTATGCCCGTTGACATTGGCGAAGTAATTAACAGTGCGTCATCAGCCCAACGAGTCAAATATGAACGCGCCAGTTGGTTCCCTTTCTCCGAGGAACACTGGCACAATAAAGCGTTCCAAAAGACAGAGGGTTACCAGGAGATCAAGGAACCCCGCAACATTTCGGCTGTCGACACTAATCATGTCGTTAATTACCTTCGCTTCGTCAATGCAGTCACACAACACATGGGAGAGACATGCCCATGGTATGCATTCAAGTTGAACCCAGTCCAGGTCGCAAACCGAGTCAATACGGTTTGCGAGTTGTCTGGTGGAATGGCCATTGAAACTGATTTTTCCCGCTTTGATGGTACACAAGATGATTTTCACAACACTGTTGAGGGAATTATCCTATTCCACCTGTTCGACACTTGCTGCCATGCGGAATTGCGCGCTCTGCGCAATGCACTAAACTTCTCAGTGTTCAAGACTGAATATGGCATCCGATACAACACATGGTGCACACGGAAATCAGGCTCGGCCGATACGAGCCTTGGTAATACGCTGCTTAACGCTTATATGTGCTACTGCGCATTACGCCAGACTGGTTTGGAACCGGACGAGGCATGGAGGAAACTCGGCGTGTACGGTGGTGATGATGGCGTCACCGCACACGTCCCCCCCGCACTGCTTGAGCATGTGTGCCGTGACCTCGGGTTTAAACTCAAGGCCACTGTGCGCCGCTCGGGTGATGCGGTTACATTCCTTGGCCGGATATTTCCAAACCCCTGGGATAACAATGGTTCTTTCATTGATCCCTTGCGCGCCCTTTCTAAACTTCATTTCACATCAGACAGTGATCCATGCACGTCAAATGAAACTTTAGCATGGCGCAAGGCAGTATCACTCTACGTTACTGATCCTGGCAATTTTGTAGGTAACATCGCGAAACACCTATTGGACATTTCGGTGTCCGGACGCACTGAGGCTGTTGAGCGTCGGCCTTGGATGCGTGATGTACTCCCCGAAAACACAAAAATGACAACCGCGGAAATTGTGGAGAGGTTCCAAGACAAACCTGTGTTCCCTCCCGTTCCTGATGACGTTGGCGTTGAAAACCAACCGGACCATGCTCTGCTATATTTTGCGAATCAAACACAATTGCCTCTCCCCACCATAGCAGAATGGTTCGTGCGGTTTCTTAGTGCACAATCACTGAAAGACATACCAACACTCTACCGCGTAGAGACTCCATCTAATGCCCCCGTCTGCACCTCGGTAGACGGCGTGGTCGTTGGTCCACGCATGGGGCCGGCGCCGAGCCCACCCCCTGACATGAAGCCTTACTGCCGTCACCACATACAGCGGCGTTGTACACGTGGTGAAAAGTGTAAGTACTCCCATGCACAGGATGCTTGCAGAGACCATCTGCGTGGAAAGTGCGCGTATGCGGACAAATGCAAGTTTGTCCATTACGCACTTTCCCCCAAAGGTCAATAAAAACCTGTGGGCGACCTTGGATGTCGTTAAACTCACCACGCCTAGCTCCGGCGTTAAACCAGCGGGGACGTGCGGCTCCGACCACACATTGCAGCCACCCTTGAGTTTGAGTCAAACATGCCACGCAAAAACAATCAGCGTTCCAAGAAGTCCAC